CGTTCGAAGAACGTAACGGAAATCTTGTTAAAAAATGTAGCACTTTATAGTGTTGCAAGTTTAACCTTCTTGTTTGTGGGTTACGAATTAATGTATGGTGGATGGAATGCTCCAGAAGACCACGCATTAATGAGTGACTTTTTCTTTCAAGTAGTATTTGTAGCAACAGCAATGTCAGTGGTTTCTGGCGCTGTTGCAGAACGTAAGAAGTTATGGTCATTTTTAATCTTTGCTGGTATTTTTACAGCAGTGATTTATCCAATTCAAGGCTCTTGGTCTTGGGGTGGAGGATGGTTATCTGAGGCAGGGTTCTTTGACTTTGCTGGTTCGGGTATCGTTCATATGGCAGGTGCTGCTGCTGCATTTGCAGCAGTACTATTAATCGGCGCACGTAAAGGTAAGTATGACGAGAATGGCAACCCAGTTGCTATTCACGGTTCAAGTTCAACTCAGGTTGCTCTTGGAACACTTATTCTTTGGATGGGTTGGTTTGGTTTTAATGGTGGTTCGCAGTTAAGTATTCTTGGATTAGACAACGCTAACGCAGTTGCTCAAATCTTCGTAAATACTAATACTGCCGCCGCTGCAGGATTATTGAGTGCAATGATGTTCTCAAAGATTTGGTTAAAGAAGACCGTTTTAAATGTAACACTGAATGGTGCATTAGCGGGACTAGTAGTTATTACTGCTGACCCTCTAACACCTTCACCAGAGATGGCAGCCTTATATGGTGCTATTGGTGGATTAATCGTTCCTATCTCAATGGCATTGCTAGAGAAATGGGGTATTGATGATCCAGTCGGTGCGATTAGTGTTCATGGTGTAGCAGGTATTGTAGGATTAATGTTAGTTCCAATCTTAAATGTCGATGCTACACTATATGGCCAAGCACTAGGTACTGCTGCGATCTTCGGATTCGTATTTGGTACATCACTAGTTATTTGGTATATACTCAAGAAGACCATTGGTCTGAGAGTAGGTGAAGAGGAAGAACTTGCTGGTTCTGATATGTGGGAAACAGGTTCGTCTGCATATCCAGAGTTTATGGATAACAGCAAGTAGATCTTTAATCATTGTTACGCAACATACACCATCCCTCTTAATTGAGGGATTTTTTTCACATTATAAATATAGTACAAGGAAAATATTATGCCAACAGAACCTACAAACAAATCATTACTATCCCCAATTGGATTTAAATTCTTAATCAAGAAACTTCCACACGTAAATTATTTTTGTACTTCAGCATATATCCCAGATATGACACTTGGTAGAATTGAAACAGTTACTAACCCATTCAATAAATTACCTATTGCTGGTGATAAATTAGACTTTGGTGATTTAACTTTAAAGTTTAAAATTGATGAAGATATGAAGAACTATCGAGAGATCTTTGATTGGATGACTGGTTTAGGTTTCCCTGATAATTATGACCAAAGAAGATTACTAACTGAACCATATTCTGATGCATCATTGATTATTACTACTGCTCAGTATAAACCTAATATAGAAGTTAAGTTTATTGATTTATATCCTACTAATATTGCATCTTTAGAATTTGATGTCAGTCAATCTGACGTAGAATATTTAACTGGTGATGTTACATTTAATTATCGTTCTTACGAATTAGTAACAATAACTTAACAGTTACTATTATATCAAAGAGGCACACCTCTATTATACTACTAATCCCGAGTTAAGTAAAGTTTTAAAGCAATTATTTTTATAGAGTGTAACTTTACTTTCCATACCTTTTAAGGTATAATATAATGATGAACATAGAACAAATTGTATCTGAGTGGAATAAAGACTCAAAGATAGACGAAACCGAATTAGGCACTGCCAGTGCTAAAATCCCACAAGTCCACAATAAGTATCTCAAATACTATATGGGCGAACGTGTACAACTTATTAAGTTGAAGGGAAAGCATAAGAAAATTCATAGAACGTTGCTTGAGTATTATCTTGGAGAATTAGACAGACACGAATTAACAGAATTAGATAGGGAGCAATTCTTTAAGAAGTTATTGAAGAATGAAGTGAACACGTATATTGAGTCAGATGATTTGTTTATTGAGTCTACTATCAAAGTATCAATGCAAGAGGAAAAGGTTTCTTACCTTGACTCAATTATCAAAAGTTTAAACAACCGTGGATTCCAAATCAAGTCTGCAATTGATTGGGCCAAATTCACGTCAGGTGGTTGATGGATATTATTGAAATACACAAGAAGGATGAAGTAAACCTTAAACTCGAATGCGATCGTGGTATTTCTATGGAGATGTCACAGTACTTTGAGTTTGAAGTTCCAGGTGCTAAGTTTATGCCTGCTGTTCGTAATAAGATTTGGGATGGTAAAATAAGATTGTTCAACGTAAACTCTATGCAAATCTATGTTGGTTTGCTTGACCACATTAGGAGGTTTGCTAAGGATAGAGATTATCAAGTAAACATACACGATGGTCTTGAAGATACAATGGATATCCCATTGAATGGACTTGAGAAATATTTAACTGAGAAACGTTTCAAACCTAGAGATTATCAGTTACGTGCAGTTGCTCATGCTATTAGAAATAACAGAGCATTAATCCTATCCCCAACTGCATCTGGTAAATCATTTATCATTTACTCACTACTAAAATATTATTTAAGAAAGGAATGTAAGAAGGTTTTAGTCATCGTTCCAACTACTTCTTTAGTTTATCAAATGGATAGTGATTTTACTGATTATTCAGATGGTGGGTTTCACGAAACTCATAAGATAATGGCGGGCCAGGATAAGCAGCATCCTACTGCAAGGGTTTTTATTTCCACATGGCAAAGCATATACAAACTCCCTAAGAAATACTTTGACCAGTTTGATGCGATCGTAGGGGACGAGGCACACCTATTCAAAGCAAACAGTTTAACTAAGATTATGGAGAAACTGACTGAGTGCAAATACCGTTTTGGATTTACTGGAACGTTAGATGACACCCAAACAAATAAACTTGTGCTTGAAGGTTTGTTCGGTCCAGTTATGAAAGTTGTTACAACTAAAGAATTGATTGATAATGATACTCTTACTGAGTTTAGAATCAAATGTCTTATATTGAAATATCCAGAGGATGAACGAAAACGTTTGAAGAAGGCAACGTATCAAGAGGAGATGGATTTCATAGTAAGTAATACTCATAGAAATAATTTCATCAAAAACTTGACAATTACCCGAAAAGGGAATACACTATTATTATTCCAATACGTTGAAAAGCATGGTAAAATATTAAATGATTTGATTAAGGGTGAGTGTCAAGATGAAAGAAAAGTATTTTTTGTACATGGAGGTGTAGACGCAGATGAAAGAGAAGAAATTAGAGCAATCACAGAAAAAGAAACAGATGCAATCATTATTGCCTCTTACGGAACGTTCTCTACTGGTATCAACATTCGCAATCTTCATAACATTATATTTGCTTCTCCTAGTAAAAGTCGCATACGAAATCTTCAGTCGATAGGACGTGTATTGAGAAAGGGAGATAGCAAAGAACAAGCAACGTTATATGATATCTCTGATGATTTAAGTTGGAAGTCTCACCATAACCATACCCTAAAGCATTTTGCTATTAGGATTAAGATGTATAACTCTGAAGAGTTTGAGTACTCTTTATACAATATAAAATTAAATTGTGACAGTTAGTATTATTAAATTATCAAGTGGTGAAACTGTGATGGCAGAAGTGTTGAGTTATGATGAAGAGACATATGACTTAGAAGTCTTAAACCCATTACAATTATCAATGGTTGAGGATCTGGAAACCCATAAGATGCAAATGTTCTCATCATCATGGATTCCATTATTTGGTGAGAAAACTACTGTAGAAATTAGGTTCATACATATTATAGCAGTATCAGAAGCAACTGATGATATGATAGATTATTATTATGGTTCTTTACAAGAAATGAGAATAATAGAACATACTGGCGAAATTGGCGAAGATTATTCAGATACAATTAAAGGTAAAATAGTTCAAGCAATTATTGGAGTTGCAAACACAAGTATTCATTAAAGGAAATATTATGGCAAAGAAAAAGAATTATGTAAACAACAAAGACTTCTATGCAGCAATGGTAGAATATCAAGAATCAATTATATTAGCAGAGGAGCAAGGCAAAGATAAACCTAGAGTTCCGAATTATATTGCTGAGTGTATCTCACTGATTGCTAATAGGTTATCATTTAAACCAAACTTTATCAACTACACGTTTAGGGAAGATATGATTGGTGATGGTATTGAGAACTGCTTACGATATATGCACAACTTTAATCCTGATAAAACTCAAAACCCTTTTGCGTATTTCACTCAAATAATCTACTATGCATTCCTAAGACGTATTCAAAAGGAGAAGAAGTATTTGTACACTAAGTTTAAAGCAACTGAAAACGCAAACATAACTGGTGAGACTGCTGATATGCAAGGACATGATATTAATGGTAATTTTGACTCAAGTATTAAGTCGAGTGATGGTGCTCAAGAATATCAATCTGAGTTTATTCAGAACTTTGAGTCGGCAAAAATGAAAAAGGTTGTTAAGTGAAGATTGGTTTAATCACGGACTCACACTGGGGAGCGAGGTCTGACTGTTCACACTTTCACGATTACTTTGAAGATTTTTACACTAAGCAGTTCTTTCCTGAATTAGAAAAGAGGAATATTGATACGATTATTCACTTAGGTGATATTGTAGACAGACGTAAATATATCAACTATGTCACACTGAGAAAGATGAAGGATATCTTTATTGATGTGTGCGATAAGAAGGAAATTGACTTACACGTTATTGTAGGCAACCACGATGTACCCTTTAAGAATACGAATGAAGTAAACTCTATGAATGAGTTATTTGGTGGGACTAAGGTTAAGTCTTATTCTAAACCAACGACACTAACCTTTGATGGTCATGACATTTTAATTATGCCTTGGATTAATGCTCAGAATTATGATGTAGCAATTGACGCAATGGATAAGACACCTGCTCAAGTTATGTTTGGTCATCTTGAGATTGCTGGTTGTTTAATGAATGTTGGTATGCCTAATGCTCATGGTATGAAAGTTTCAGACTTCAGTAAGTTTGACTTGGTATGCTCTGGTCATTTCCATCACAAGTCTACAACTAAGAACGTTGAGTATCTTGGTTGCCCATATGAATTGACTTGGGCAGACTTCAACGATGCTAAAGGTTTTCATATCTATGACACTGATACAAGGGAAATTGAATTCGTAAGAAACCCAGTGTCAATGTTTAGGAAAGTATTTTACTCAGATGACAACAAAACAATTGAGGAAATACTTGACTTCAATTTTGACTCATACAAAAACTCATACGTTAAGGTGGTGCGTCAAACTAATGACAATCCTTATTGGTTTGACTTGTTTATGGATAAGTTATACAAGGCAGATCCTATTCATATCCAAATCGTAGATGACCATCTCAATCTTGACTTAGAGGATGACGATGATATCATCAACGAAGCAGAAACTACTCAAACGATTATGTCAAAATATATTGACAACCTTCCGGAAAATGTACCTAAAGTGAATTTGGATATTCTAATGCGAGAGTTATACTCTGAAGCAATTAGTATGGACGTGTAACTTTACTTTTGGGGGGAAATAGGGTATAATTATATTATGATTCATTTTAAGAAATTACGGTATAAAAATATACTGTCAACAGGTAACGTCTTTACCGAACTAGAACTAGACCGATCTCCCAACACTATCGTAGTGGGTGAGAATGGTGCAGGTAAGAGTTCGTTCATCGATGCTCTGTGTTTTGTGTTGTTTAACAAACCATTTAGAGATATTAAGAAAAACCAACTACTCAACTCTATCAACCAGAAAGACTTGTTAGTAGAGATTACTTTCAACATTGGTCAGATTGAATATGAAGTTAAACGTGGTATCAAACCTAACGTGTTTGAAATCTATAAGAATGGAACGTTGTTGAATCAACCTGGAAGTTCTAGGGATTATCAAGAAACGTTAGAAGGAAGTATCCTCAAATTAAACTACAAATCATTTACTCAGATTGTAGTCTTGGGTAATGCATCATTCACACCGTTTATGCAGTTGAAGTCATATGACCGAAGAATTATTATTGAGGATTTGCTAGATATTCAAATCTTCTCTAATATGAATACTATATTGAAAGATCGTATCTCAATTAATAAGAAGGAAACTCAAGAGATTAATTATCAGATTGATTTGACTGAAGATAAGATACAAGTACAACACGAATACTTAGAGCAACTGAAGAATGATGTAAACAAACAAATTGAATCCATCATACTTGAACGAAATGGGTACGAAAATAAATACGAAACGTCTGACAATGCATGTACTAAATTGGGTGATGAGGTTGTTGAGTTACTTGCTGAAGTTGGACATGAGAAAAAGGTTAAGAATAAGTCTGCTAAAATATCAGATCTATTACAGAAATTGCATGACAAAACACACACCAATAACAAACGTAAAGTATTCTTTGAGAAGAATGATAACTGCCCAACTTGCGAACAGTTAATTGATTTAAAAATTAAAGCAGAAAAGATTGAATCAACTCAAAAAACTATTAAACAAACTGAGGATGCTATTGGTCAATTAGTTACTGAGCAAGATAAACTCATTGAAGAGATTACTAAGATTGACAACCTGCAATCTCAAATTCAAAATAACCAGATAAAGATTAGAGAACACCAATCCTCAATGAAACATATGAAGGACAACGGTAAGTCTGCTAATACAAGAATCAGAATTCTAGAGTCTAAAGGAACACAAAGTAACGGTGATGAAACTAAAATCAGAGAACTAAAATCTGATATGGTTGCGTTAGATACTAAGAAAGAAGCAAATTCAATTGACAAAGAGTTGCTTGGGTTTGCGTCAGGTATGCTAAAGGATGGTGGTATTAAAACTAAAATCATCAGGCAGTACATACCTATTATGAACAAGTTAATCAATAAGTATTTGGCATCCCTAGAATTCTTTGTAAACTTTGAATTAGATGAAGAGTTTAACGAAACCATTAAGAGCAGGTATCGTGATGCATTCAGTTATGCCAGTTTCAGTGAAGGTGAGAAGATGCGTTTAGACTTAGCATTACTATTCACTTGGAGGGCAATTGCTAAGATGAAGAATAGTATCAATACCAACCTATTAATTCTAGATGAAGTGTTCGATGCTTCCCTTGACTCAACTGGTTGTGATGAGTTCTTAAAACTATTACACGAACTAGGCAACGAAACAAACGTATTCGTCATCTCACATAAAGGTGATGTATTGATTGATAAGTTTAGAAGTAAGATTGAATTTCAGAAAATTAAAAACTTTAGTAGGATAGTATGATATTAAAATTAACAAATGAATTATTAAAAGAACCAACTCAACGATTTGACTTTAGAGATCCACCAATGGACCCAGTTAAATTGTTCAACGACTTGAAAGATACGATGATTGCTAGCAACGGTCTGGGTCTTGCTGCGAATCAAGTTGGCATTCCTTATAACGTATTCGTAATTGGTAACCCACATATCCCTGAGAGTATTTTCTCAGTTTTTAATCCGACCATCGTAGATTTTGCTCAATCAATTGAATTAGGTGAAGAGGGATGTTTATCATTCCCTAACTTATTCGTGAAGGTTAAACGACCGACTATGATTAAGGCAAGGTTCTCTGGGCATGATGGCAACGTTGACACAATTAAGTTTGATGGGTTTACTGCACGTGCATTCCAGCATGAGTATGACCATTTACAAGGCACATTATTTATGAGCAAGGTTTCTAAGTTTCACCTCGACCAAGCAAAACGAAATAAGAAAAAACTTGACAGATTGTCTAAATAGTAGTATAATAGAGTAATAGACAGGAGAAAATATGGAAGAAATTACAATCAACGGAAACACGTGGCACAAGTATAAAGGTGATGAAGGACAAGACGTTTATATCGCACAATTTACAATTCCTTCTGACAAATTACTTGGTAAGTATGTTGATGAAAGTTTCTACGATTTGCTGATTGATAATGATGCCGACGTATATTTCCCACCTGAATGTGATATGACAAAGTCACAGAGTTCTAATGAAGAACGTATTGATTGTATTGATGAGTCAAGACTAGCATTTAAATTCCGTAAGAATGTATTTACACCAGAAGAACAACTTGGTGCATTTGAGGGGTTATATGACTCAGCAGTTGAATCTAATAATCGTGGTATGGCAGCAGGTCCAAGATCTGAACAGTCAGGCAACCGTGATTGGGTGACACCATTCCAAGCAGATATCATTGAGTATTATGCTAAAGGGCAACCACAAAGTATCGATGGTTCTGACCAAATCGAATCAATCATTGAAAAACACAAAAGGTCTGCATATGAAACACGTGGGTCAGTTTGGTTACGTTCTAAGATTGAGAGTGAGTTCGGACAATACACTGACTTCTTTGATGTTGCAATGAAACGTTTAAAAGAATTTGAAGTTGACAAAGCAGAAGTTTATGCTAAACAAATTCGCAAGGTAATGATTTCTGATACTTCTTATGCTTCACCAATCTGGTCAGGCATCGCAGGTTTCTATGGTAGATATCCTCGTATTCCTTATGGCAGAGCAACTTCTTTCGTTGAGCATAACCGTGCTAAGTTTGAAAAGTGTTATCCGTTCGCAAGGAAACTTGACGCAGAATTTAAACGATTAGTCCCAGGACGTTATGAAAAACAAAAAGTATTTTCAGATAGATTAGACGATAAATTTATAATTGGTGAAGATACTACGTTCACTACTATTACTGTTAATACTACACAGAGTGATAGAAATGCTAGATGTGCTTGTCACCGTGATGCAGGATCTTTGAATGAAGGGTTCTCTAACTTAACTGTAATTACTAAAGACGGTAAGGATTGGAATGGAGGATATCTTGTAACACCTGAAGTACGTGCTGCAATTAATATCCGACCAGGAGATTTATTACTAATTGATAACATGAGAATTATTCACGGCAATACTCCTATTAAAGAACCAGATTCTGGTCCTGATGAGATGTTACGTATGAGTTTGATTTTCTACTATCGTGAGGATATGGATAAGTTAGGCACTTGGGATTATGAACACACCCGTAGGGCATTTGTTGATAGTCGTAGATTAAATAAAGGACACGAATTGTGGAGACCTTTCTGGAACGGAGTATCACCTAGCATGTGGACTAGTGATGAGTGGTATGATTATCTTCATGCACAAGACAAAGGTTTAGAATGGTTAGAGGATTATCATCCCGAAGCACTTGAAGAAAAATCTTCTTTGGAGAGTTTTTTCTAATGAAAGTTTTAGTCCCAGTACATTCGTTTAATAATTTTGGTGGCATCATTAATCATAATGAGCAGTTGATTGCAGGTTTAAAAGAAATGGGTCACGATGTGACATTCGCATTCTTAAAACCAACTGCGGTTTATCCTAAGAAAGTAGAAATCCCTACTACACTTGCGGAAGGTTATGCCATTGGCGAAGGAACTGGACTCCCTGTCCACCAAGGAAAAGGTTGGATAACGGATTATTACTCATTCTTGAACAAGAAAAGTATTCAAGAGTTTGTAGAAATGGCAAATCAACACGATGTTGTCATCTGGCAAAGTATCTTCGGTTTCAAGAATAAGAACACTGAAGAAAATACTGATTGGTTGCCTATGGTACAAGATGTAACTGCTAAACAAGTTGCTATCATTCACGATGGTAATTTGAGAAAGTTGTATCCTTGGATTGATAAGTTGAAACATAAGATTGATGGATTAGCATGTGTACATCCGAGTGCATATGCAAGTGCTGAAGCAATTGATTTACCAAGAGCAATGATTTTAAATCCTCAACAGATTGACCCATTACCTAAAGCACCTGCATTCTCTGAACGTAAACGTCAGTTGTTATCTGCTCAAACGTTTAAGAGATGGAAACGTGTAGACGATTTAGTTGCATCAGTTCCACACTTAAAGGATGCTAAGGTATATGTTGCTGGCGATGGTATTGAAAGAAACTATATGTGTTCAATTGATAAGTGCAAACCAGAATATTACTGTACAAAGGAACGAGATCCACATGCCTCAGACGACATTCTAGGGAACAAGATTTGGGATAATGCAACTGTTAATGGTATGGAATATCTTGGTTTTATCACTGAGGAAAGACGTGACGGAATCCTGAGAGAGTCTTTGTTTATGATTGACTCATCTTGGTCTAACTCATATGGTGAGCACTTTAATAGGGTTGTAGTTGATGCAATGAGAACTGGTACTGTGCCAATTGCTGTTAATAGAGGAATCGCATCTAACGATGAGGGGATTGGGTCACTATTTCGTCCAAACAAGAATTACCTGATGTTGAAGTTTGATTACAAA